CTGCATAATTAAAAGTTACTTGTCTATCTATATAACTTGAAGTAGAGGATGCGTAAAACCAAGATATCTCAGAGAATAAAGAATTGTGAGCCGCATAAGTTATTTCTGAACCATTAGCAAAATTAAAACCTGGTGCATTATCGTTAGTTTGAAATACAAAGTCTTCTACTAGCGATGGCAAAGCTTTAACAGTACCATCAAACATAAAGAACCCACCTGAATCTGAAATCCAGTAAACAGCTCCATTAGCATATACTATTGAATGTTGTCCAATGCATCCACAGTTTGAACCCACTTGTCTAATACTAAAAGTAAAAGGAGGTCCCACAAACTGCATAAGGTACGCAGAAGTATCTGTTAAAATTAATATGTAATCTTTTGCTTTTGCAGCACCTACAATTTTGGTACCACTATCTATTCTAAATGAACCCGCAGTGTTAACTGATGTTGCAGTATAATCAGTTAAAGATTCTTGATCTGAGAATCTAATAAACATTTTATCCTGTGTTGATGCTGAACCTATAGTTGTTTCAGTTCCTAAAATAATTAAATGCCTATCTCTATCAGATACCATACTCATAACAGATCTTGTTGGTGCTCCAGATAGTATAGTTGCTCTAGCTGCTATTCCTGATCCTCCATCCGGATCCCATGAGAAAGTAGCTCCGTTTTTAATAGTTGCAATTAATAATTCACCATAATTATCTAAAGACCATGAAGCTGGATCTAGTATTGCATTTGAAGTAGTTCTTGGTGTACCCCAAGTAGAAGCTCCGTATAAACCTGTACCAAAGCCATAACCAAAGGCTTGTTGTAAGGGTCCTATTTTATAGTAAGGTTTACTATCAAGAGTACCATCATTTGTTGCGCCTGTTCCTGTTTCAGCAGTAGGCATTAAAATTGTAAAGGTTGAAGTAGTAGGTGCTAGTTGTACTTCAAATAAAATATCATCAAAGTCAGTAGCTGTATAATTTGTTTGACCACCTGTAAATGATCCGGCATTGTCAAAAGTTAAAAGATCACCTGGCTCTAGGTCGTGAGCCGTGGGTGTTGTAATTGTAACCGTTGTTGAACCATTAGTTGTAGTGATGTCACATCCGGTTTTTGCTAAATTTGCATCAAAAGGTGTAATGTCATAGTAGTCATCCCCATTGTAAATATATAAAATTTTGTTTGTACCGATAGCTAAGAATTTTCTGCCATCTAAATCAGCCCAAGTATGTGAAGCACGGCCCGCTCCTACAAGTTTCTTGTCCATAATTTCTGTCCAACCGCCAATTTTTTCAGGCATTCCATACCTAAATCTTACAAAATCACCATCTACCCATTGGTTTTCAGCCCCTGAGTCTGATGCTTGTTTATTAAACCCTGGTTGAAAGTTTACTTTTTGTAATGACATGGCTGTATTATACACCATAAGCTTATATCTATAAAGATTAGCCTATTTGGGTAGTATTATATTCCACTCTAGCTTAGATAGCAAATCTTGTAAATGCACCTCTTTTAGTTTATTTTCTTTTAAATACTGATGAAGTTCCTCGGTATCTACTACAATAAATTGATCTTTCATATCAAAGACCATTTTATCTGCTTTGCTTTTAAAACTACCTATTTTAATATTATTTTTTAAAGGTCTTAAATCAAACTTAAATTTTTGATTCAATCTATTTTTAAGTATACCTTCTATATCCCACAGCTCTTTTTGTTTTTGTTTTTTAATAGGATATTTAATATTTTCTAGATGTTTTAAAAAACTATTCAAGTTGTATTATTGATATTTTTAAAAGCACGGAGAGTGGTTTGGTGGAACTCTCCGTACAAGTCTATAGTATAGACTATTTTTATTTTTTGTCAATCAGTGGTATATACCAATATTTTTCTAACTCCTTTTTTAGGAAAATAATAATAATGTTTACTATCATCAAAAATAAATATTTTAAAAGCTTCTGGTTTGACTTTTTTGTAAATTTTTCCTTTTTTATCTAAGACAACAGTGTCACCTTCTGAATTATTAAGATAAATTAATATTTGTTTATGTTTAAAATTATGATCTTTATGAGGAGGACATTTTTCTGAATAACCATTATAAAAAGTAATATTTAAAGCACATCTGTATATATTACTATAACAGTGATTTATTTTAGGTGATATTTGATACAATAATAAACGCAAAGATTTTGCTAATTGACTGTTATCTTTACTAGAAGAAATTGCGTGATGAACAAAATGAAAAGAATTATCATCTTTTTTAACAGCTGCATCAGCAAAATAAAATGAAGTATTTTGAAATTTAAATATATTATTTAAAAATTTTTTTTGTTTTTTGTTTAAAACATTTTTAAATGTTTTCACTATTTTTTAGATTTATTTAATTTAGCACCTTTAAACCAGCCAGGCACACCTAGTAAAGGTCTTTTATCTAAATAGTTTTCTTTAGTAGTTTTAGATCCTGCTTTATTATAATGTAAAAACACTTGTCCACAATTTTTACCTTTGAATTCTTCTCTCCAATGTTCTAAGTCACATCCAGAATAAATTAACATATCACCAGGTTTGAGATTTACTTTAATTCCAGCTTGACCTGTTTTACCTGTTGGATCTAAATAGATTGGCCACTCGTCTCCACCTAAATTTAATGTTGTAGAAATTTCACAAGAATATCTATCTTTGTGTCTAGCTAAAACATCACCCTCTTTATAAATTCTTGCATAAGAATAAGTTTCAGAAAGTTTTAATCCAGTATGTTTTTCCATAACAGGTTTTACTTGTTGTAATAAAGTTTCCATTGCAATATCAGAATAATGAGAATATGTATTTGGAACTTGATTATCATTCCATACACCAAAATATTCTGTAAAAGTTGAAATGTATTTGTTATCAAATAAAAATCTTGCAACTTCTCTTTTGTTTAAAAAATATTTGTAAACAAAATTCGATAATTCTTTTGATATTACTCCTTTTAAAACTGTGTATTTATTTTTTTTGAACGACATTTAATACTCCTTTTGGTATTGCTTGGCAGTTCCAATGTATAAATCTAAACGGATCATAACCCATATCAACAATGTATTGATGAGGCATATATGATGGAAAGAATATCATTCGACCTGGTTTAACTTGATAATTTATTGCTGAACTAGCATAAGTTACTTTTGATTTATCTAACTCTGGTAACAGATTCATTACATTTCCTGCACGTGGATCTTCAAACAACGGTAATGATGTTTTCTCACTAGCTTTTAAAAAATAAAAACCAGAGATATGACCATTCCAATGGGTATGTAAAGTATGATGTCCACCCCCTTTTTTAGCAAATTCTTGTACCCACATTTCTGTAGTAAACAATTGATGACCTGACATATCAAAACCCATTTCACCTAATAAGTTATGTGCTGTTGCACCAATGTAATTTTGTAATTCTAAAAAGTCAGGATCTCCAATTAAAGATGTAGAATGGAATACATGACCCATGTCTCCTTTGTCACCAAACTTTTTATTACGTTTATCGATTGCTGGTTTTAAATTTTTCTTAGACGCTTCTATATATTTATCCGATGCATCATTTAATTTCTTTTCAAACTCTGGTGCATCTGCAAACCATATAGGACATTTAAAATAATCTTCTCTATTTAATAAAGTAGGGTAAGTTATGGCTTTTGGTTTTTTTATTCTTTTTTTCTTTTTTTTCATATTTCTCCTTTATTGAAATGGGTATCCTAAATTCCAGATAACCAAACTGTTTCGTTCACCACTTTTTACTGGACATACTCTATGCCATACAAATGAAGGAAATACAACTAAAGATCCTTTAGGTAATATCTCTTTACATTTAACAACATTAGCTTTTTTATCAGGATCTAAATTTCTAAAATCAAATTCTAATTCACCACCTTTGTAATCTTTTGGATCTGATAAAGTAACGGTCACTGATAATTTTCTAATTTTACCATTTGTTGGATCTTGTGGATTGTCTTGTTTAAAATAAGGTTTATTCCAACTATCACAATGCCAATCATAATATTGTCCTTTTTTATATTTTGTAAATTGACAAGACTCTGACCAATCCCAATTAAAATTCCAACCAGCGTTTGCATTTGCTTGATGAACATAAGGTTGTATTTCTTTATAAATCCAACGATCATTCATCCAAACAATATTTGAATTTCTTTTCTTTTTTAAATCTTTAATTTGTTTTTGGTTTAATTTTTTTTTACCAAAATTGCCTGTCAGGGCTAGTTCATCTTGCATTTGATGACCATATTTTACAATTTCATCACAAATTCTTTCAGGAATAACTGATTGAAAATACCAATAATAATTTGAAAGATTCATTTTTAATTTCTTAATTTCTTAATTTATCTTTAGTATATAACAAATATACAATATTTGTAAATAGTATTTACTCAGCTATCCAAGCTGTACCATTCCAATCATATATTGTTGGTGTTTCCGAAGCGTCATTTGATTTAATAGCTTCCCAACCTTTTGTATTATCTGTTTGATACTTTGTATCATTCCATCTAATGAAATATCTCCAAACTATTGGATCAGCTCCATCGTCCGTGATTGTTGGAGAAGCAATAGGTGCTTTCCAATCATCATTAGAATCTAATAACCAAGATGCATAAGGTTGTGGTAATAAAAATTTATCTTTTACAGGATCATAAACACTTCCAATTCCTGCAAATCTTTTTCTAAAATTATTATTATAAGAAGTTTGTTTCCAAATTCCTCCTTTAAAAAAGTTAGTGCACCAAGTTTCTCCATCAACATGCATATCATTATCACCTAACAATCCTGCTGCTATTGTTATGTCGTTTCCTACTACAATGACTCTTTCTACAATTAAATGTGTATCAGTGGTAAAACCTGTTGGATCTACTTTTGATTTTAGTTCTGCGAAATGTGCCATTTTATTTTTTCCTTAATATTAAAATTATTAAATTAAACCTATCAACTTATTGTTAATGTCCCTGTTACCGTAAATGTAGCCATTTGTGCTCCACAAGGCGCTGGACTTACTGTATTTGTACAAGGTGAAACACAAACACCTGCCGCTGCAGGTAATGTAACTAACACAACTCCAGAACCACCGCCACCACTACCAAAGTCTCCACCAGCGCCACCGCCACCACCGCCAGTGTTTACTGTACCTGCTTGAGCAGGACCTGTTCCAGGAGGTGCTGCTGGGCCTCCAGAAGCTCCATCTCCACCACCACCTGTTCCACCTGTTCCGTTAATTCCTCCACTACTTGGTCCTGGAGTTCTAGGTCCACCACCTCCACCGCCACCACCGCCAGCTCTTACAGTGCAATCTCCAGGCCAAGCTGATAAACCATTACCACCATCACCGCCTTCATTTCCTGTAGGTCCAGGACCAGCATTACCTCCTGCAACAGAAGCTCCACCACCTCCAGCTCCACCGCCTCCAGGTCCAGGTTGCCCTGTTCCACCAGAATTTCCCTCTGGTGGACTAAAACTTCCTGCGTTTCCTGTTCCTCCTGTTACACAACCACCAAAACCAATAGCTGGTGGACTTCCAGGAGCTCCACCTCCAGCTGAACCTCCACCACCAGAACCTCCTGGTGATGCATCACACCTACTTATATGAGGATAAAAACCACACGCGTACAAACTACCACCGCCACCACCACCTGTTAATGTTAGCGTTAAAGCACCACAAGCATCAAAACTTGAAGGACTACCACCTGAAAGTGCTCCACCAGATGAACCTGTACCACCTGCACCAATTACAATTGGAAAAGAACCTCCTTCAGATATACATCCTGAAACGTATCGATAACCACCTGCTCCACCTCCACCACCAGCAGACATGTCTGGAGAAGCACCCAATCCTCCACCACCTCCACCAGCAATAACTAAATAATCTAATGTAGCAGGAAATGCACTTTTTCCTTTACCTTGCCCAAATCCTCCTGCGGATCCTGCTGCTAATGTACCAATTAATGGCATGTTATTAATTTCCTCCTATTACGCAAACTGCGTTTGAGATGCTAACACTGTGAACGTTGCGCTTGCAGTTTTAATAATTGTATATGTATAACTATCTAATGAACTTGCATTACCTTCAGTGGGGGCTGCTCCGCCCTGCCATTCTGGAGTAACACTTGATCCATCAATTGTAAAAGCATTATTATAATAAGCTGTTCCACCTTGAGCAATAATGTGTGCTATTGTGATTGACTCACCTGTATCCATAATTGAGTCCAATGAATTTGATCCATCACCTCTAACATTTAAAGTCCAGTTACCTGATGCATCTGTTGTAAAATTCCATACTGCTTGTGTTAAAACATCATAGTTAACAGTTCCTGTAGCAGCCGTTGCTTCAGTTGTAACTTTTTCTGCAACACTTTGAATTTTACCTTGACCATTGAAAGTTGTTCTACCAATACCTTTTGGTGTTAAATTTAAATCAACATTAGTATCTCCACCTGTAGCGGATACTTCAGGTGCATTACCTGTTGCTGCGTTTGTAACTGTCAATTCATTTACCGCTGATGCAGTCGTTGCAAATTTAACTTGCTCTAAACCATTTTCATCACCGATGAAATTACCACTATCTATTAAAATATTATTTCCGTTAGCATCTAAGTTACCGCCTAATTGAGGAGTAGTGTCTTCTACTAAATCTTTCATAAAGAACACATCAACAACATTTGTACCATCAGCAAAAACTAAAACTGTTTTACCTGCTGGAATTGCTACACCTGTACCTGATACAGTTTTAATAGTTAATGTATAACCCGCTCTTGTAGTACTGTCTGCAACGATATAAGTTTTTTCAATTCCGTCCGGAACATTTAAACTTCTATTTGCAGCTAAAGTTCCTGTTAAATTAAGAACCATATTTCTAGCGTTTGACAAAGCTGCGTTTGTCATTGCTAAAGTTACATCTGCTGATGCAAC